GTAAGATAGACACAGTTGCTTTTTATGATAAAGAAAAACCTAATTCGTCTAAATCTTTAATAAAACTTCACTTACCAAAAACAGAGATTGTTTACTTTGATCACCATGAGTGTCATGCCATGAGTTCGGTTTTAATGACCGATTGGGAATCATGTGCTGTCATGGTTGTAGACACTGTGGGAGGTAGTTATTCCACTAGTTTAGGGGTATATGAAAAAAATAAATTTAGATGGATTAAAAGAATAAAGTATCCAAACAGTTTGGGATTATTTTATTCTACCGCTACAAGATTATTAGGCATGAGACCTTTACAAGACGAAGCTCAAGTTATGGCTGCTGCTGGTTTTGGCAACCCAAAATGGTCTCAAATAATTCATGATAAAGTTATTAGTGTGAGTCCTGGAAATTATCAATTAAAAATGGATTTACGCAGGGGATTGGGATTTGGAGTTTTAGACTGGGATATTGCTGCGAGTGTTCAAAAAGTTCTCGAAACAGCTTTATTAAGTTTAGCTACTTGGCTGTATAAAGAAACGGGAATGAAAAATCTAGCCTATTCTGGTGGAGTTGCTTTAAACTGTGTTGCAAATACAATATTATATAAGCATAGTGGTTTTGAAAATATAGCTATACAACCTGCCTCTGGTGATGCTGGTTGTGCTTTAGGTGCAGCGGCAATGGTTTCTAGACCAGTTTGGGATGGGCCTTATTTAGGATTTGATTGCAAAACAAAAATTAACGTAAAAGAAATCGCAAACAAAATTTTAGACGGACATATAGTTCCTATTATACATGGAAAAGCTGAGTTCGGTCCTCGTGCATTAGGTAATAGATCTTTACTTTGTTTGCCCACTGAACACAACTCAAAAAAGTTACACATTTTAAAAGGTAGAATTACAGATAATTGGAGACCGTGGGCACCAATATGTCTAGAAGATATTGCTGATTCGTACTTTTGTGTGTATAATAAAAAATATAATTTTAATATGTTATTTGTTTCTGACAATACTTCTGATAAATGGTTTAAAAACAAACTTAACAACGCGAGATTACAAGTTGTAAACCGTAACACAAACAAGACATTGTCAAAAATTTTAGAACTTACCACAAAAGCAGGTTTTCCTATTTTAATAAATACTAGCTTAAATGCTAAGGGCAAACCGATTGTAAATTCAGTAGAGGATTATAAAAATGAAATGGATGATAATAGCTGTAATGTATATGACAGCTGATACCAATATAGCTCCGTTAGTTAGTGTTAACGCAGAATGGAAATTTCAAAACAAACAGGCGTGTTTAAGTCACTTATACAAAACATCTGCCCAGTACAAAGATGATTTATTAGAGGCTTACCCAGAAATAAAGAAGTTAAATTTAGCTTGTGTGCATAAGAATACAGTGCAAAAATTACACAAAAAATATAAAAAAAATGAAATTTAATTACCTAACTCAGGTGGAAACTGATACTCTACCAACTGGGAGAACGTATCACACACCTGACGGGTCATTTCCGTCTATAACAACAATACTCGGAAAGACTGCAAATAATGTTTGGTTACAAAAATGGAAAGAAAAAGTTGGAGAAGAAGAAGCGGCTCGAGTTTCAAAAGAAGCTACTGATAGAGGAACAGCAGTTCATGAGTATGCTGAACAGCACTTCAATGGAGAAGATATATATTCAAAACTTTCACAAGAAACAAGTGACGTAATTCAAATGAGTAAAGACTTAATTCGTATCGCTGAATCGGGTGTCGAAGAAGTTTGGGGTCAAGAACAAGTTTTGTGGAGTAAAAAATATAGATACGCAGGCAGAACTGATATGGTGGGAATCTGGAAAGGTAAGCCTACTATAATAGATTTTAAAACTTCAAAGAAGAAAAAATATGAAAGCCAAATAAAAGATTATTTTATTCAATGCTGTGCGTATGCTGTTGCACATAACGAAATGTATGGAACTGGTATCAGGGATGTAGCCGTATTGATCACAGTAGCAGATGGAGAGCCTCAGATTTTCGAAAAATCTGCTGTGCCTTATCTTCCTCTGCTAAAAAATAGGAGAATCGAATTTGATAAATTGGTTTAAAAATTTAATTAATGAACTTTTATTTAATTACAAATTAAAAAAAATTAAAGATGAAGATCCTTTTATCTATGAGAGAATTGATGAAAACAAGAAGAATTAAAAGTAATCTCTTAAAGTTTTTTGAAAGTAAACCTTTGACTGACAAAGAAAAATCATTTATAATGAGCGCATTACATAATCAAGAAAAATATCCACAACTACATCCTAATATTTGGAAAATAGTTTGTGACATAGAAAAGAGATACAAGAATGTCTAAATATCCAGGAGTAGAAAGATTACCGTCTGGTAAAATTAAATATAGAGGAACTACATTTGCAGGATTCAATAAACCAAGAAGATCAAACAGACCAGCGAAAAAAGGGATGGTGCTCGCCAAAAGCGGTGACAAAATTAAACTCATACACTTTGGAGATAGTTCGATGGGGCATAACTATTCTCCAGAGGCAAGAAAAAGTTTTAAAGCAAGACATGGAAAAAACATCGCAAAAGGCCCCATGTCAGCAGCTTACTGGGCTAATAAAGTGTATTGGTCAGGACCTGGCGGATCTAAAAAAAGCCCTCCAAAAAGTCAAAAACACGTAAAAGGTAGATAATGAAAAAAACAATTTCTTTTGAATTGGCTCAGCAGTTTCCTAATCATATAATAGTGCCTCCTGTGCCATCAAGAAAGTTAATTCCACCTTGGTTTAAAAAAATGAAACCCTTTTCGGTAACTAAAAACGATCAGGGACAGACCATGGAAACGGTCAAAAAGTGTGTGCCTTTTATAGATGCGATGAGCGCAGGATATACTTTTTTGACTCACGTAGACTTACAGCTCACTATAGAAAAAGGTAAAGTAAGAACAATATTTTTAGATGAACGACACAGAAAAGAGATGGAGACATTTAAACCTATTGAAACACATCCTAAACCACAAGTAGAGGGATCTCCTTTTGAAGACTTTTTAATATTAAAATTTATATCTCCTTGGAGAATAAAAGTGCCTGACGGGTACTCTTGTTTGTTTTTACCGCCTATGAATCAATTTGAATTAAGTTATATTCCTCTATGTGGCATAGTTGATTCTGATAATTATGAAGGGATAGTAAATTTTCCTTTTATTGTGCCTGCATTACAAGAAGGTGTACAAGTAAACATACCGGCAGGTAGTCCGTTTATTCAAATTATTCCTTACAAAAGAGAGGAATGGGTTGAGCACGTTGATAATTTAAATGGTGATGGCGCTGATGCTTATAATAATATGCGAGCGGAAATGAGAGTTGAAAGACAGGATTATTACAGAAAAAATAACTGGGATAAGAAAAAATTTAATTAGGAGTAGTTATGAACATAGATAAATTAAGAGAAGAAATAACTTTTGATGAAGGAGTCGTGTATAAAGTTTACCTTGATCACCTCGGTCTACCCACGTTTGGTATTGGGCACCTTGTAACAAAAAACGATGAAGAGTATGGTGAAGACGTTGGGTATCCTGTATCTGAGCAAAGAGTTATTGATGTATTTGAAGAGGACATGAAAACAGTCCTCAAAGATTGCAAAATACTTTATGATGATTTTGATGAATTACCTGAAGAGTGCCAACACATTATTGCTAACATGATGTTTAATATGGGTAGACCAAGATTGTCTAAGTTTAAAGGCATGAAAAGAGGTGTAGATGCTAGAGATTGGAATGCTGCCGCAGATGAAATGGTAGACTCCAGATGGTATCGACAAGTCACCAAACGAGCTGATAGATTAGTTGCTCGTATGAGAGCACTTGAGATCGATGATTAAAGTTTATGCACTTATAGTAGTAGTTGGTATTGTTGGCATAGTTGGTTATGGAGCGAAGTATTATTATGATACCACACAAAACAGAATTGCAATATTAACTAAAAACAACACAAAACTAAAAGTTGCAATTGAGACATCTGAGAAAAGTATAAACGAATTAAAGACTAGCATTACTAAAATGGCTAATCTTAATAAAAAATTACAGGTAAATTTACAAAAGGCTGAATCTTAT